TGTTGGGCGGCGTCGGGTTGCGCCGGGTCGTTTTCCGGATCGGCGGCCGGATCGCTGGCGGGGTCACTAGTTTGCGCGCTGCCGGTTTTCGTGACGCGGCGCGGGTCGCTGTCGAGAACGAGGCCGAGGGCATCCAGCTTGGCGTTGGTCGCGGCGATCTCGGCCAGCACAGCGTCGGGGTTGCGGCCCTGCCTCGCGATCACCTCCGCCAGCGTCATGGTGCCCGACCGGATCGACAGCAGGTTTGCCATCGCGTCCTTCTGCGGATCGACCGCTTCGAACTTCGGCGGCGACCATTCGACTGGCACGTCGGGTGTCGGGATCTGGCCCGCCGCCCATGCCGCTTCGGTGAACCAGCGCCAGACAGGTGCGCAGAACATCGGGATGAACAGTTGCCATTGCACGGCGTCAATCTGGCGGCGGAACTCGACCAGCCCGGCCCGGATCGAGGAATAGTTGACCTGGCTGAGATCGCCGGTCAGCAACTCATAGGGCACCCGGAACCCGGCCGAGATCGTGTGCAGGCTGGCCCGCTTGTATTCACCATAGCCGCCGGTGGCCGACGGTTGGTTGAACCGGATGTCCTTGCCGCCGCGCGCGTAGGCGATCAGCCCCGGCTCGAACTGCTCGACCCGGTTGCCATCGGCATCGACAACGGTGGGTGCGATGCCTTGCTGGGATTCGTCATCGCCAAAGACGATGGCGGTGACACAGGCCTCGGTCTTCTTGCGGACCAGTTCAGCCACCTCGTAGTCGTCGAGGTCGCGCAAGGACCGTATCACCGGCGCGCCCCAGGGAACCCCGCGGGCCTGCGTGCGCTGCTTTTCATAGACATGGGCGATCTCGGTCGCGGGGACCGGGCGGCTGTCGAGCCCGCCCCGCAGCGCCCCATGTGCATCGCCGGGGTGTTCCGGGTGCAGCCAGTAGGCGCGGCGTTTGCCGACCGGGTCGAACTCGATGCCCTGCACGATGCGGCCTGCGCCGACGTTGCTGGACTTGGTCGCGTCGAGGAAATCGGCCTCCAGCACCTGCAATTGCAAAGGCACCGGCAAACCGTCCGACGACCGGCGCAACCTGCGCCGCACCAGAACCTCGCCTGCCTCGACCATCTCGCGGCAGATCAGCGTCTGCAGCCCGTAGAAATCCAGCTGGCCGTCCGCATCGCAATCCGCCGTCCAGCGTTCAAACAGCGCATCGACCTTTCGGTCCAGCTTGTCGTCGCCGCTGGCGGCCCGGGGCATGATGCCCGAACCGACGATGTTGTTCACCAGCACCGCCACCGCCTTCGCCGCATGCGGGTTGTTGCGAACAAGGTCGCGCATCCGGTCGCGCAGCAGCGCCCCGGCGACGCCGATTTCGGTGTCGGCCGAAGATCCCGGTGCCCGCCACCCGTCCGTCCGCCGCCCCTTGGACGCGCCGTCATATCCCCGCGTCAGGGTCTCGAAGGCCTGCCGAGCCAACACGCGCCGGGCGGCTGCGCGCGGGGCGAACGAGGCGATGGCATGGTCCATCCAGTTCGCGGGCATCAGCGATCCCCTCGGGAGAAGCCCGCTACCCCGGCCACAGGCAGCGGCCGGGTCGTCCCCGCGATGGCGCGTTCGATGGTCCTGATGCGGCCCAGCAGATCCTCAGCCGAGCCGTAGTCGACAGACTTGCCATCATAGCTGACCCGGGTCGTGCCGCTGGCATAGGCTCGGCGCAGCGCCGCCAACTCGGTTTCCGTCCAGTCGGTCATGTCAGAACCATCCTCCGCGTCGGCCAAGCCAGTCCGACTGCCGCTTTCCCTGGGGCGCGACTTGCGGTCGATTGACCCGCCCCGCACCATCGATTTCCGTTGGCGCCGCCCCGAGCTGATCCTCGAGGTCGCGCCATTTTTCGTCGGTCCAGCGGTCCGCGCCCGCGATCCAGGCGGCGGCGCGGGCATAGACCCGGCAATCCAGCGCCTCGTTGCGTTCGCGCAGCTTCTGCCATTCGAGCCGGGCGAAGCCGCGCTTGGTGCGCACCGTCACTAGCTGTTCGGCCACGAACTGCTTCAGCCATTCGTTCTCGACCCAATGCGGCAGATGCACCGAGCCGGGCGGAAACGCAGCCCCCTCGGCCGTGTCCTCCTCGGTCGGACGTTCCAGCCGCAGGAAGCGATAGGTCTCGGCCTTGAAGGTCGAGACCGCCACGGTCCAGAGGCGAGCCCCGCGCCGCAGACGTTTGCCGCCTTCGGTCGCATCGACAAATGTCGGCCCCGATACCGGGCTCGAACGGTTGAACCCTTCGACGCCTTTTACCGGCGATACCTGCCCAAACCCCTGTGCCCGCGACCAGGAATAGACCGCCGGGGCCTCATAGCCGGTGTCGATGGCCAGCCGCGCGATGCGCAGATGCGCGCCACGTTCATGTGGCCAGGACCTGTCCAGCAAGGCCGTCAGTTCCGACCATGCATCGTGCCGGTCGGGCCCGCCCTCGATCACGACGTGATCGACCAGCCAGCTTTCCAGCCCGCGACCCCAGGCCCAGACGTCGACCTCGATCCGGTCCTTCTGCACGTCGGCTCCGGCGGTCAGGAACAGCCCGCCCGCTGGCACCGTGCCGGATTTCCAGCGCTCGCGCCGGTCGAAAAGCCTTTGCCAGTCGGGGGCTTCCCCGGTTTCGACCCAAGTCTCACCAAGGATCGTGTTGCGAAACGCCTTGATCGCCTCGTCCGACCCTTGGGCTGCTTCCCATGACCGCACGATCCGCTCCCAACTCAGCCAGCCGATCGGCGAGTAGAGCGCCGAGAGGTGATACCCGACCTTGGTCGGATCGGCGGCGACGGACGTCGCCTGCCATTCGCCGCCCTCCAGCATGGCCGTTTTGTTGTGTTCACCGATGGGCTGATCACAGCCCTCACAGTGATATTCCACCGTTTCCGGCCGCCCCTTTTGCCAGCGCAGCCGGTCGAACTTCAGCCACTGCATCGCCCCGCAATGCGGGCACGGCACGAAGAACCGCCGCTGGTCGGACGCCTCGTATTCCCGTTCGATCCGGCTCAGACCCCGGATAGTGGGCGTCGAGACCAGGAACACCTTGCGCCGGTGGGCAAAGGTCAGCGACCGCGCCTCGGCCAGCGTCACCGGATCGCCTTCCTCGTCTGCCGAGGCCGGATAGGCGTCGACCTCGTCGAGGAAGATGTAGCGCGCCGGGGTGGACCGCAGTCCGACCGCCGAGTTCGCGCCGGTCATGATCAGGATGCCGCCTGCGAACTCCTTCGACAGCATCGTGTTGCCCGCGTCGCGGGACCGCGCGGGCTTCACCCGCTCGCGCAGCTCCGGGCTTTCGTCGATCAGCGGGTCGATCCGCTGGCGCGAGTTGCGTTTCGCCAGTTCCACTGTCGGCTGGACCGCCAGCATCGGCCCCGGCGCTTGGTGGATGGCAAAGCCGATCCAGTTGTTGCCTGCTTCGGTCGCGCCGACCTGCGCGGCCTTCATGAACACGATCCGCTGCGTGGGATCGCCGGGCGACAGTCGGTCCATGATCTCGCGCATGTAAGGCGTGCGCGCCGTCCGATATCGCCCCGGTTCCGCCGAAGCGCGGCCCGACAGCATCCGATGCTTGTCCGCCCATTGCGACACTGTCAGGTCGGGATCGGGTGTCAGCCCCGCGCCCCAGGTGCGCAGGATTTCCACCGCGCCGTCGAAATCCGTCAGGTCGTCGCCAGTTTCACCGGAAATCAGGCCGGACCTCGGCAAGCTCGTCGAGGTGGGCACGGACATGTTTTTCCAAGGCCTTCTGCATCGCGGCCGGTTCCACGCCCAGTTCCGCGGCCATCAAGGCCGACGACCGTGCAGGCCAGTTCACCCATGCGTCCCGCACCTCGCGCGCCAGTCGGAACACCAGCGACAGCGCCCGGGCCCGCTCGATCAATTCCCCCTTCAGCTTTTGCAGCCGGATCCGCCGCTCCTGTGCCTTCAGCACCTCGTTGGCGGTTTTCGCCTGCAGGTAGGTCGTGCCGCCGCCAACCACTGGCACTGCCAGACCCTGCTCGCGCAGAGTGTCGCCGACGGCGGCAACGGCCGCCTCGGGCACCGGCTTCAGCTTCGGTTCGGGCGGCTTCCGGGTCTTCGACGGGTCGGTCGTTTCCGCCCGACGCATATCGCTGGCATCGGCATGGATGCTGCCATCCGCGAACAGTACCAGTCGCTCGGCGGTCTTCGCCTTCTGGATCGCGCCCCGCGACAGCCCGACATGCGCGGCGTACTGGCGCTCGCTCATGCCCTGCATTGACGGCTCCAATTATCATTCAAGATCATGCGCTTATCTCGTTGATAAGCTTCGCGGACAGAGCGAACGTCCTTTCAGAAGGACGATGCAACTCACTTGGGAGCCACCGAAATGACCCGCCGCGCACAAGACAACACGAAAGCCCTCGACGCCTTCATCGGCAAGAAGGCCGAGATCGACGCGATGCTCGCCCGACTTCAGGCGCTCAGCGACGACCATTTCAACTTCGATCCAGACGCGGTCAATTGGGGCAGCGTCGGCTCGATCAGCAGCGTCGCCAGCGACCTCCGGAAGATCACCGATTTCCTTTTCGGCGAGGGCGAACACGCCGAGTAACCCAGCCAGCCATCGCGCAAGCCCCGCACTGCGGGGCTTGGCCTCGTAGAAGGGCCCGCATCCCGCGCGCCCCGACACGGAGACGATGATGACCCAGCTTTCCGATACCCAAGCCTTGATCCTGAGCGCCGCCGCCCAACGGCCCGAGCGCATCGCAATGCCGCTGCCCGAGAGCCTGCGCGGTGGGGCCGCCGC